TGTCCCGACCACCCCTGTTACATCAACAGAGACTGGTATCGAAACAGCAACACTACCTATTGCGCTAGTTGCTGATGTGCCCGTAACGCTGACGTTACCATCTGCGGTAACTGTTACTGACCCAACACCACTAGTTGCGGCAAGTCCGGTAGCAGACACTGAGACATCAACAGTAACCGATACCGACCCTAGTGCAGTTGTTCCAGATACTCCTGTAGCTGAAACATCCGCATCACCTGAAACCGTTACTGATCCAACAGCAGCGGTTCCAGCCGATCCCGTCGCAGTAACATTTGCCGTTCCTGTTACCGTAACGGTTCCTACTGCGCCTGTTGCTGCTACACCTGTAGGAGCAACATTTGCATCTACTGTTACGGTGACACTGCCTACCGCACCAGTTCCTGCTACACCTGTCTCGGTAACGTTGGCATCGCCTGTTACCGCAACAGATCCTACTGCACCTGTACCTGCTACACCTGTTTCTTCAACAGGTACAGCTTCACCCCAAGTACCAGAGCCCCATGTAGATCGGCCCCAGCCTGTTACGTTTGCCATTTTAGGCTATGCGAATAATTGCGTTACTCGCATCAGCCGCAGGAAAAGCAATCGTAAACGTGCCAGCCGTAGCTGTCTTGTCTGCACCAAAATTCAGCACGAGGACAGAGGTGTCGCCACTTGTGTCTTCGTTAAAAATTAAAGCACCTCTAGCCGTAAACGTCGCAGTAGACCATGAGGTATCTGCAAAGTCAGTAAGGGCGGTTGTGCCACTCGTAGAAGGATCGACCCTTGTTAAAGTGTTTCCTTTCGCCGTGTAGTTTGTACCACTGATTTCATTGCTTGTGGTGTACGCTGTGGTGCTGGCACCTAGTGAAGCATCACTGGTGTACAAAGCAATCTTAAAGGTGTCGCCGCCACTATTTAAAAAATTATGCTTTGCTTCCAGCAACTCTTTTTTAAAAGAAGTGCACATTGCCTGTGTAATAGCCATTATAGTTTCTCCACTGAGTTGGCTAAATCATTGTGACCCGCTGACCTCAGCAGGGTAATAACCTTGGAACGGTCCTCCTTGACCGCCTCCCACATATAGTACTGAATGGCCTTGTGTATATACGACTTAAACGCCTTGGCTTGTTCGGCAATAGTTGGGTGGGCATTGCTCCCAACAGAAACAATGGTGTCGGCGGCTCTTTCGGCCCAATGGCTAGGGCCTAGGTTGCCGTCCACACTTGTCGTGACGGTCACGCTTCCTACGCCAGAGTCAAGGTCAAACACTAGGCTACGCTCATTCTAATAGTGCCGTCTCTGTATTCATCCGTAGTCATGCGCCCCTCAGCCTCAATCTTCAGCAACTGTAGGGCTTCATCAAATCTTTGTTGATACAGCTGCATCATATCAGCCTCACCCTTCATATAGGTATAGGCTTCTACGAGGCATCCATAAAGAAGAACCGTATCCGCATTGGTTCCAAGCCAAGATGTACCATCTGTTACGATGGAATTTGGCATATAGTAGTAATGCAGTTCCGTTGTGTAGTTTGAGTCAGGCGTCGGGCCGACAATAAACGTATCGCTCGCAAATACACCGTAGTACTTAGGTGTACCCTTTGTAGACGCATTGGGATAAGCAGATCTAATGAAGTTTGCGTCTTTGTTTATTAAAAAAATCTGGTTACTAGAACTGGTTATACTAAGGGAAAGCGGAAACAAAAAGTCTGACGGCATCGCCAAATAAGTGTTTCCGTCTGTCATTGTGCCGGAAACGTTCTTTCTGTTTACTGGTAGGTTTACCGACCTATATATGCGTTGCTCTGTCTGCTTTACAAACGTGGGTATCGCGTTACTAAAGTCCGTGCCCGTGTTGTTTGTGTAGTCCTTAATCGCTGCTGTCAGCTCGGTATAGTTCATGTGGTAACCGTCACGCTCCCAACCGCCGCACGCGCAACAAGGTTGCCCGAGGTGTCTGCGTTTCCATTTCCAACGGGATTAAAAGCAAACAGCCTGCGGCTGGCATTTTCTGAAGTATCTGGACGAGGGTCACGAAGCGCTTCTGGGTCTGTATAATCGCCTAGCCTACCTAAAAAGTTTTGAGGCTGGTCCTCGTCAAGCATGTCGCGCCCAACCATTAAACCGGTCATGCGACCCGCCCTCACCTGAGGCACCAAGTCCTTTAGCTTATATCTAAATCCGGTGCGATCACAAAACCCAAAAGCGTATTTACCGGTGGCAAATCGTGCCATCAGTATCCTCCAGGCACAAAGTGCACCGAAGCCCGGTCTCGGTCTTCTTGTTGCGCAAGATCCCACTGAAACTCGTACTCTTGCTTCAACTCCATAGAGCGAGGAAAGGCTTCAGGGTATTTCTGCGAAATGCGAAACGCGAGACCAGAAACTAGTGCAGGCAAAAAACGCGCAGGAACATCTGGGTTTGTAGAAGCAACCGACCCAGTGTCTTCAATCCTTCTAATTCGCTGATAACCAAAGGTGTACACCTTGTCAGGCGTAGGCCATAAATACGCGACAGGAGCGGCCCGCTGCTTATCAATGTAAATGTTGACCGGGCGGCCTTCTGTTTTTTTGTTGGGGATCGTTGAATACTGAGACACACTAAAGCGAGACAACGGCAAGTCGTTTTGGCTAGTGCCTGTTCCGTCGCGAATAAAGTATTCAATCAAGTCTACTGTGTCGGCAGGAAGCGTCACCGTCGAGGTGCTCGCAACAGTGCTTGCAGTGCCCTCTTCCACGCACCAAAAATTTAGACCACGGTTCGCCCACTCAAGACTGAGAAGGTTCAGAGACCTCCTGGCCGTCTCGACATCGTAGCCTGTTTTCGACTGAAGGCCGCAACGCTCAAAGGCTTCCTCAATAACCTCTGATATGTCGAGGTTGAATGTTGCAGTTCCCGACGTAGCCATTACTTACCAACCTTTTTCATCGCCGCCTTGTGCGCAGCTGTAAAGGTTGAGCCCGCTTTTATGCGACGGCGCATTTCCGCCATGTGTTTTTTTGTATGATGCTTAGCGTGCCTAGCGAGGGTGTCCTTTTGTCTTTCTGTTAACTGCCTTCTCGCGGGCTTTTTCTTTTTAGTTGTAGCCATCAGTTGTCCTTAAACTTTTGTTTAGCAAGTTGCTGATTGCTTACACATTTAGAAGGCATTTTTGAGCCATTACCTATGCGGCCTTTTGCCCTGTTTTCCGAAAACCGCCTCAGGTCTTTCATAGAGTTTCTAACAGACGCCTTTATCATTCCGGGGGTTACAATCTCTCCCCCATCAGCTTTTTTGGACACCCAACTACGAGCCATTTCCGGCTCGTTGGCAAACATCCACCTTCGCTGTTTATCACTCTTAAAAGGCATTACTCGTAGCTCTTGCTCATCTTCAACAGGATTGAATAACGGTCACCGCTTGAGTGACCCGTAGTGGTAAACATGATGTCCCCTGTTTTACCACTTCCCGAGTTGTTGATGATTGGGCCGCAGGACCTAAAGTCAAAAAAGCCATAGCCGCTAAGTGTCCAAGCAACTACATCTGTACTTGCGTCCCACAAAAGGTCTACGGTCATTCCGCTGCAATCGTACCAGATTTGCTGAATGGACACTCCGGTGCATGCGGCACCAGTGCCTGATTGGGCTTGGAGCGCGGAAACGTCCACCTTCTTTACGGCGGATTCGCCTGTGCCGTCAGAAATATTGGTGAACTTCATGACGACAGATTTGTCGCCATCTTGCAGAGTCTGCGAGGTTACTGCATCGGCCATCTAAATCTCCTTATGGGAACAAGGGGTTTACCCTACCCATGGCAGAAGATTGGGCCACCCATCCAAACGAATGGGTGACCCTCTCTTGTTGGTTACGATTGGTCCGTAAACGCAGGTGCGTCTGCGCCTTCGGTCTGACCCCAAATGATCCAGTTCGTGGAATCCTTTGCCACAATATTGATCTCCATAAGACCAAAGTCCGTGAGGGTCAGGATTGAGTTAGAGTTGCCATCTGCGTACACAGACACGTTGTCTGCGTTAGAGTCCAGATGGATAACTCCGCCGATGAAGTAGTTGGTGTCGGAACCAGTGTCGATAATCAGGTTCTCGGTTTCTTCTGCTGCTCCACCGTAAATAAACTTGAACGACACACCCTCAGCTGGGCTAGGGAGCGTCAGTGTGCGGTCAGCTGTAATCGCCGGAACGACTACAACCCTGCCACCGTGGGTGGCCGCAGTCAGCGTGGTGTCTGCATCCGAAAGGGTTACAGGTGCAACCTGCATACCCGACCCATCAAGGGTAAAGGATGTAGTAAACGCACCCGTCGTGCCATCTTTGGAAACGACCTTAAAGCCGTTTTCGGATCGTACCGCACCACTAAAAGTGGTATTAGCCATTACATTCTCCTGTCTTGGCTAGTGTCTGCCGTTTCCGACAGTCAGGAAAAAAGAAAGGTGGGGGCAAAGGCGATGTTTCGCCTCCACCCCCAACCCAAACTACGCTCCGGGCGAGCCCCAGATCCCGAGGGGATCGGAGACGCCGAAGCTGTACCGCTCGCGAGCCTTGTAGCGAACGTTTCCGGTGTCAAAGTCACCGTCCATGCTCGTCTCAAGTGCAACACGATTGAAGTGCTTCATGCCGTTCGGAACATCCGTCAGCAGGAACCATG